CGCAAAATGCTGTGTCGGCTTTGCGCGTGCTCATGCTTCCTCCCCCTTGTAGATCAACACGCCCTTCTCGCGCTGGATGCGCAGGGTGCGGATGAGTGCGCGGGCGATGTACTCGTAGCGGCTCTCGAACTCGCCCAGCCACAGCGGGACACGACCATCGAGACGGTCGTGGCAGTGTCGGCAGCCGAATACCGCCTCACTGTCATGCGGCTTTAACCCAGTGCCGCCGCCGCTGAACTCGCGCAGGTGACACAGCACCACCGTGGCCCTGTCGTTTTGGCAGCCCTCAAATTGCAGGGCGCAGTCCTGACCTTCGGCAGCCTTCCGTGCCGGCGTCATCTTCGGCTTGCTCGACTTCATCCGCTTACCGCTCGGGGTCATGGCGGCGTAGCGGCGAAGGGGTGTGGAGCGCTTCATGCGGCCCACCTCTCGCGCACCCCGTGCATCGGATCAGGGTTGGGAATGTCGATCCCGTTCTCCGCGCCCACACGCTGCACGTTCTCGTAGAACCGCGCCATGGTCAGCGTGTCCACCAGGTCACGCTCGCCACGCTCGTTTCGCGTGGTCGTGCGACGGGGCTTGTTACCGGTGATCGGACAGCGCACCCAGCCGAAGAACTCGCCGCAGAAGAACTCGTGCAAGCGCTTCTTGGCGTCCTCGCCGGACTCGCCCATGTAGTCCATCAGCGGCGGGTAGGCGACGGCCCAAAGCGCGGCGTTCTGGTCGCCGGTACGCTCCTTGCGTGCCTCCTTGATCTCGACGCGCCAGGACTTGTTCGCTGGCAGCCGATCCACGAAGGCATGCAGGTTCGCCAGCACTTGCGGGCGCTCGGGACCGTTGGCGTTGAGCTGGTAGCGCTGGGTCACCGCGCAGCCCTTACCGTAATCAGCTTCGGCCCGATGGACAGGACGCGGGCGATCCGATGGCCCTCCATGCGAACGCACCGCGCGTCATCTCGCGTGCGCACAACACACCACACCTTGCTGCCGTCCAAAACGGCCCACTCGCCATTCCTTGAGTGCCAGCCGCCCCAGTTGGCAAGCCGACGCACATCACCCGTCTTAATCTCGCTCATACACCTAGCTCCTTCCGCATCACGCGGATCACGGTTTCCGGTTTCACGCTGGCCATGGATAGCCACTGCTTGCGCACCTGCTTGACGGTCATCCCGTGTGGCTTGCCCAGCTCAGCCATGCGTTCGTCGCTAACCTTGGCGATCAGGGCCTTGGCCTCGACGTAAAGCGCCTTATGCGCCTTGCGGGCCTCGCGCGTTCGCTGTTCGGAAATAGCGAATTGTTCGGCCTTGTAGCGGTCGATCTGCTTGTCTATGTCGCCACGCTTAGACAGGGGGACGTTGAGGATTCCGTGGTCGAGGCTCATGCCGCAGCCCTCCACAACCGCGCAGGCCGCCCACCCGTGGTGATGTTCGCCGGGACTACGGCGACCTTCCCCTTGCGCCGCAGGTTGCACAGGTGCGCGCCAGCGATGCGCGGGGGGATGCCAAGCTCGATTGCCACCTCGCCGCACGTCGCCGGGCCTTCGCGCAGGATGCGCAGCACCGCCGATGCCTTGCTGCTCGGGTCCATGGGCATCATGCCGATGCACCGAACCCCGGGATGGCCGCCGCAATCTCACCACCAGCTGGCAGCGCGAATAGGACCTTGCCGGCACGGTCGATTTGCGGTCGGGGAAGCTGCTCGCCCCGCCTCGGCGGGTTCACCTTGACCGGCGCGTGCAGAACGCCTCCGTCCCATAGCAGCTCGAGGTGCGGGATCAGGCCATCGCGCGTGTGCGTGCCGACGCTCGGCTGGTAGGGCTTGGCCTTGCGGCTAGTGATTCCAAGGGTGCTCATGCGGTTCCTCGCTGTTTCATGGCGTCATCCAGGCGGATGAACTGGTCAATGTCGGTGCCGTCGAAGGGCTGGGGCTTGCCAATCGAGCGGCCGTTCTCGGTGGCGTGCAGCAACTTGACGCCGGGGCCAAACATGGCGCGCAGGTTGTCCACGGCTTCGGCGGTGTCGGGGAAGGCGACGCGGTTGTCGTCGCGGCGGCTCATGCGATGGCCCTCACGGGGGCGGAGAGCATCGGGCGCGGCGTATGGTTGGGCGAGGCGAGGAACTGCGTCGTCTCGGGGTCGAACCATAGGGCGATGGACGGCTCAAGGCCGGTCGCGCGCTGCTTCAACACGTTGAGGTAGGTGTTGGCCTTGCCGATGCCATCGGGGATCGGAATGTCCTCGGACTCGCGCTTTTCCAGGAACCGTTCCAGCGGCTTGTTGCGCCACACCTCGATCACGGTATCGGCCATGTCGGTGATGCCGCCCGAGCCCTTGACAGCCATTTTCCCCGCAGGTCGGTTCTCGTCATCGCCCTTGCGCATGTGCGCCACGATGGCGACGTGCGTTTCCTCGACGCGGGCGAAGTCGGAGATTTCCTCGACAAACCGTTTTTGGCCGGAATAGTCGTCGTCCGCGAACCCGCACTTGGTCAGGTTGTCGATGACGAAAAAGTCCATGTCGTAACGGCGCCGCGCGTAGCGGAACACGTCCAGGATGCGCGTTGCTTTGGCAGCGCCGGCCACATCGAAGGCCCACAGCCAACCTTTCAACTCGCGGATGATCTGGCGGGTGTATGCCTCGGTCGGCTTGCCCGTGCCGGCGATCTGACGGGCCATGCGCATCAGCCACACCGGCGTGCGGAACTCCATGGAGGCCACGCAGCAATGCACGCCGTGCGTTGCCATGTCGCCCACGATGTGGCTCACCACGGCGCTTTTGCCGTGCCCGTTGACGCCCGCCCAAATGGACGTTTCGCCGGGGCGCAACAGGATCTGCTCGTGCGTCTTGGGCCAGGGCAGTCGCAAGCCGTCATCTACGCGGGTGAACTCGGCCCACACCGCGTCCGCGAAGTCGGCGGCGCTGCGCAGCTCGGACGGGTCCATGGTGCGGGCATCGCGCAAGGCGCCGGCCATGTCCGCCACACCCACGCCCTGCATCAGGCACTCATTGGCGTCCTTGTGCGGCAGGCGCACGATGCGGCAGCGCTCGCGGCCAAGGCGCTCGGCAATCTCCCGCTCGGCCTGCTGGCCGGGGCCGTCGCTGTCCAGCGAGAGGTAAATCGTGTCGTACAGGGCCAGGCGGTCGAACTCGCTGGCGACCCAACCCTGCTTTGCGCCGCCACCGCCGCCCATCGGCACGGACAGCGCCGGGAAGCCGTAGGTATGCCACGCCATGGCATCCAGCTCGCCCTCGCAGATGATGACGCTGCGGGCATCCTCAGCAATGGCCTGCCATCCGAACAGGCAGGGCTCGCAGTCGGCGTCCTGGCGGAAGCTCTTGGGCAGCTTGCGGTACTTGGCCGCGATCAGCTCGCCGTCGCGCAGGTACGGGAACATGATCGAGCCGTCACGGCTGGCGATGCGGTAGGCCTGCACGGTTGCGGCAGCGATCTTGCGCGTCTCGGTGAACCAGGCCATGTGCTCGGGCGACACGCGATGCACGCCGTCCTTGGTCGGGCGGCTGTAGCGCTTCGCTGGCGGGTCCAGGCGTTCTTCGCGGATGCCTAGGTAGTCCATCGCCTCCTTGCAGGCGTCGCGCAGGCTCAGGTGCTTGCAGGCCATCCACAGGCCGATCAGGTCGCCCGACTCGCCGGTGCTGAAATCGCTCCACACGCCGGCCTTGTCGCCCGTCAGGTGGACGCCCAGCGATTGGCCCGCTTCGCCATCGGACGATCCGGCACGCCACTCCTGCCCTAGCCGCTTGCCGTTGGGCAGCAGCAGGCGCACCACGCCGTCAACCTGGGCCGACAACCGCTGCGCAATCTCGGTCGCGCGCATCAAATGGCCCTCGCGATGAAGTCGGGTGTCTCGGCTTGCTTGCCCTTGGCCGGCTGCGGCGGCGATCCAGCCTTGATCGGGTAAACGTCGCGCCACCCGTTGCGGGTGGACTGGTCCAGCACGTCGGCAGCGTCGTAGCCCTCGGCGCTGAGCTTTTCCAGCTCGCCCAGCACGAGCTTGGCTGCGCGGTCGGTCAGCGGATGGCGCTGGCGCTTCCGCATCGCGGCGAATCCATCCCACGCTTCACGGTCAACCCAGTCGGGAAGCTCGACGCTCAGCGCCGCTTGCGGCTGCTTTTGCTCTTTTCTTCTCTTCTCTTCTCTAGTCCGCTTTTCGTCCGATTCGTCTGCGGACATATTGCGGACATCTTTCCGACTATCCCGCTTGCGTTTTTGGTCCTCGGCGCGACGCTTTGCGGACTGCCCGTTATGCTCTCCAAACTCAGGCAGCGTAAGGGTTTCCAGGCCATCGAACAGCAGCCAGCCGACCGACTCCATGGCGCGAGAAAACCCGTCCCAGCCGATCACATGATCGAGCGCTTCGGGGGTGTAACCCTTCAAGCTGCCGTCCTCGGAGTGGACGTCGAACACACTCCAAACCGCATGCAGTCCGCCGATTACGCGAAACTTGTCCGAGCGTGTTGCGGACAAAATGCGGACAACTTTCGGATGCGATTGCAGGTCGATCCGCAGTTTGATCCAGTCGCCAGCCATTACAGACTCCGCAGCTTGAACAGCCGGAAGGTGGTGGTCACAAGCCAGGACGGCGCCCGGCCGCGCAGGAAGGCATCCATCAGGCGGCGCTTGAGCGAGCGGCGGAACCGGAGCCCCTTGCGTTCCTCCATGCGCCTGACGGCGTCAGGCGACCGGCTGGCAATGGCCCGGCCCATGGCGTGGAAGAAGTGCCGCGCCTTGGCCTTGTCGCCGGCTGCATAGGCCTCACGGCAGCCCTGGGCGAGCCGGTCGATTTCCCGCTCGTTCTGCCAGTCACGGATGCGTTGGAGGATCACGGCGCACCCCCGATCACGATCCCATCCCGCACCTCGTCAGCGATCAGCCGCAGCGCAGGGATGGCCTCGTGCAGGTCCGGACGAGGCGCGTTGCCTTCCAGGTAGTCGGCGAAGCGGTCGGCGACGGCGGCAGCGCGGGCGAGCTGGAGGTTCCTGCCCGGATTGGGCACGTCCGTGCCCGAAGTGGGCTTGTGCTTGTGGATGTGCATGACCGTCTCGGGGTCCACCACGAACTCAAGCGGCGCCGGCTCGTTGTCGATCACGCTGCGGTGACTCTTCGGCGTCGTCACGTTCACCGGCACGGGTGCAGCCTTAGCGTGCGGGTAGGTGCGGACGCGGGGTTTGCGGATGAAGGAAAGGAGGTTCATGCGTCAGCCTTCCCTGCGGCATAGGCCAGGGACACCGCCCCGCCAATCAGGGCGCAGCCGATGAAATATAGGGGGATGGATTTGTCGAAGCAGGTGGCGACAAGAACTTCGCCAACAATGGCTATGGCAAGCGCGCATTTGCACTTGCTCATGCGACGGCCCTCGCCCGCAGTTCGGCGTTCTCGGATTCCAGGCGCGCAAGCCGTTCCTCGGGCGACTCCACGCGCGGCACAAGGTCCATGCCGCACTGGAAGCTGACCCACTGATGCCAAGCCCACGAATGGGTTGCGCGGGCGAAGTCCAGCCCCTTGTCTGCCGGAAAGTGATGGGTGCCGCCGATGATCCGGGAGAGCTGCGCCCGCTCCATGCCGATCAGGTCGGCCACGCGAGAGGCGGTCTTGCCGGACTTGAGGATGGCGAGGCCGATGGCCTGCCCACTGGTCTTGCACAAGGCCACTTCATGCGCCGGAGCGCGTTCTATGCCTCGCACAGAGCCAAGAATCGGTAACTCGTGCTGCATGGTCGTGTCTCCTGTTGATGGTTGGATTCGGGCGAAAAAAAGGGCCAGCCGAGAACGGCTAGCCCGATTGGTTAGGAGGCTTTGTGCTTGGACTGCTTAATGCGCTTGGCGTGCAGCGCGGCCAGCTTTACGGCCACGTCGCCGCGCGGAGACTTGTACCTGCCGGCCGCCAAATCACTGACCGTGGACGGCGCCAGGCCGATAAGGACACCGATGGCTGTGTAGGAGAGGCCAAGGGCCTTCAGGTCGATAACTTTTTGGGTCCATGTGCTCATGGGCCCCATCTTACGAAATGTCGTAGCACCCTGTCAACGACCTTTCGTAACGATATTTCGCGGCAATAGCGCCATGGAAACGATTGGTGACCGGGTACGCCGGCTCAGAGACGACAAACGCATAGCGCGCAAGGATTTGGCGCGAGCCGTTGGCATGTCTTATACGGGGCTTTCCGACCTAGAGTCCGGGAAGGCGAAGACCACCACCAAGCTTCACAGGCTGGCCGCTGAGCTCGGGGTGGACGTCAATTATTTGGAGACAGGAAAGGGCTCCTCCGAGCCGGCCTCGAAACCCGCGCCGGCACTCGTATCGCGACCCGTGAGACTGGACGAAGACATAGTTCTAGGCGTGGCACGGGCCATGCAGGAGGTGTTCGATGCGCTTCACCTGGAGGTGAGCGTTAAGGACACCATCGCCATCTTTGCTGAGCTGTATGACCGTGTCAGCGCCAGCGGCATCACGACGGCGGATGTTGTTTGGTTGGCTAAACGGGTTGAGCAGCAGGGGGCAAGAGGCAATGCGGCAAGAGGCAATCTATCGAATGGCTAAAGGGGCGCTGCTGGAAATGCTGGGGGAAAAGGCCCCCGTCCCAAAACTGAGACTGGTAGGCACGACGGAAAGCGCGCAGTACCAGCGCGCCAGTGAAGAAGGTGTCAAAAAACCCCGGCTGAGGCCGCTTGAGCGACGGAAGCTCGCCGCCTCCCAGTAGACACAAGGCATGCCGCCGGAAGCACGAGCCCGCTAGCGCGGGCTTTTTATTGCCCATCGATAATTACTGAACCACGTCGTTCCATATTTATTTACGAAATGTCGTTGACACGGCGGTACGATCTTTCGTAAGCTTATCCCACGCCAAGCCCACAAGGTTTCCACAGTGACCACCTGGACCTCCGAACCCATCCACGTATCCGACGACTTGCAGATCGATGTGCAAGCGAGCCCGGAAGGCGTGACGTGCCGGAAGTCGGTTGAAGGGGTCTACGCGAGCGATCTGCTCCTGACGCCTGACCAAGCGGAGCAGTACGGCAAGGCACTCATCGAAGCCTCGGCCCGCAGCCGGGGGATGTAAGGGGAGAGAGATATGGACGCAGCAATGAAGAAGTCGCGCGGCAAGAAAGCTCAGGCCGCCGCCATCACGGCCTTCAAGGGCTTCAATCCTGACTGGACGTGCCGGGGCTTCCAGTACGAAGTCGGCAAGACCTACGAACACAATGGCGAGGTTGTCCGCTGCGCTTCGGGCGGCTTCCATTCCTGCGAGAACCCGTTGGACGTGTTCGGGTACTACCCGCCCGGAATGAGTCGCTACGCCATCGTGGAGTGTGGCGGCACCATCGACCGCGACGACGAAGACACCAAGATCGCGTCGGCAACGATCACCATTAACGCCGAAATCAAGATTCCCGAGATGGTTGAGCGGGCCGTCGACTGGGTGATGGCGAAGGTTGACCGGAAGATCGAGCAGGTTGTCACCGGCAACAGCGCGACCAACACGGGCGACCAGAGCGCCGCGACCAACACGGGCAACCAGAGCGCCGCGACCAACACGGGCGACCAGAGCGCCGCGACCAATACGGGCTACCGGAGCGCCGCGACCAACACGGGCGACCAGAGCGCCGCGACCAACACGGGCGACCGGAGCGCCGCGACCAATACGGGCTACCGGAGCGCCGCGACCAATACGGGCAACCAGAGCGCCGCGACCAACACGGGCGACCGGAGCGCCGCGACCAAGACGGGCGACCGGAGCGCCGCGACCCACACGGGCAACC